GATTCGTTGGGAGTTACAATTCTCTAAAACCTCTCCAGGGTTCCAATCTGGTGAGTATGATTTTTATTTTAGAGGTGACAATATTGGTATTGATGCAATAGGAGATTTAGTTGATACCGCAGAATCAATGGGGCTAGTCAATAGAACTGGCGCATGGTATCAGTTAGATGATGGAACAAAAGTACAAGGTCGTGATGGTTTTATAGATCGTGTTAAAGAAGATCTAGATTTACAAGAACAACTTAAGGCAAAAATAATTAATGCCTGAGTTAAAATTTACCGTATATCCTGGCAAGTGGCCATGTAAAACTTGTCAAGAAGTTGTTACATCTTTAAGATATTGGAGAGAAACTGGAGACGCAACATGGATGTGTACACAAAAACATATTTCAAAAGTTGGACTTATACCTCCAAAGAAAAGAAAGAAAGATTTTACAAATGAGTGAAAAGAATGAATCAAAAAGAATAGGTGCAAAACAACATAAGAATTCAGGTAGGAACACACAAAAAGGTGATGCTACTTGGAGAGGATTTGTTGTTGATTTTAAAGAAGCCAATAAATCTTTTACATTAAATAAAGATGTGTGGGCTAAGGCTGTTACTGATTCTATTCAAGCGGGTAGAGATAAGTCTCCAGCCATTGTTGTAATTCTTGGAGAAGGCAATACAAAAGTAAGACTTGCTATAATTGAAATGAATATGCTAGAACAATTAACAGAGGAGGAACATAATGTCTGAAACAGGACCACAAAAAACAACACTTGATATGGTAAATGGTTTGACAGAGATTGCAGACTATATGCAGGATGAAGAGTTAACCGTTGCCTTAACTATGATTGCAAAAATTATTATAAAGCCAGATATTCCCCTTCAGGCTGCTAGTCTTGAAATTGTAAGACTACAGGCTATTGCAGCAAAGATGTCTTTTAAGGCCACCTGGATGGCTAATGTTGACAAATCCGACAGGGCAAAGAAAAACATATACTTTACAGCAGCACAAGCAATAAACGATTTGGTATCAGCGCTTAAATACATAATGCGCTAACCTGCTATAATTAATATAAACAAGGGATAAAAATGGCTAAAAATTTATTAGAACAAATTATGGTTAAAAATACCAAAAAGAAAAAAAGAAATAGCGAAGAAGATGAAAATCTTGTTGAAGGTTTGGCAACTGCTATAAATGCTGGTTACCTTACTAAAACAAAACCAAAGTTTACTAAGAAAACTAACTTCTCTGCATCTAACCTAACCTATGGCTCAGGAGAATGTCCAAGGTATTGGTATCTAGCATTTGATGGTCAAATATTTTATGATAACTCAGACGCAATTGGTGTAGCAAATAGAACACAGGGAAGTCTTGGACACGGAAGAATTCAAGAAGCAATAGAGGCTTCTGGCCTACTTGCAGAAGACTTAGAGTTTGATCCAATACCAAGAAAGTATAATCAGCAAACTCACCCAGCAATGGAGTTTAGAGTTAAGATTGATGACCCACCTTTTGATGGTTATGGCGATGTCATGATTGACTATAAAGGTGAAAGACTTGTTGGTGAAATTAAGACAATAAGAAACGATGACTTTGAGTATAAAAAAATAAGTAGAAAACCCAAAATGGGTCATCTAATGCAGTTACTAATGTATATGAAGGTTTGGAAAATTCGTAAGGGTGTAATGATTTATGAAAATAAAAACAATCATGAATTACTTACTTTGCCAGTAATTGTAAACGAACATTATCGCAATTGGGTAGAGCAAGCCTTTGCGTGGATGAAGATGGTTTATAAAAATTGGCAAGATAAGGAGTTGCCACAGATACCTTATCGTTCAAATTCAAAAATTTGCAAGGTATGTCCAATCCAAAAAGCCTGCGCTGAAGCAGGTACGGGAACGATCAAGATCAAACCTCTGATATTATTAAAGGATGAAGAGGACCCGTTAATGTGAAACTGTGTGAAAGATGCGAGACCCAGTTTAAACCAAAAGTAAGTTATCAGATCTATTGTGGAGATGCTTGTAGAGAAGAGTCCACTAAAATCAAGATAGCCGAAAGGTATCAAATAACCCGTAGACAAAAAAGAATAGGAAAAAAAAGACTTTGTATTGGTGGTTGTGGAGAACAACTTTCAATATATAATGATTTTGGATTTTGTCCTAATTGTAATGTAAATAAAAAAGAAGTAGATAAAATGTTAAAGCAAATAAAGGGGTTTATTGATTATGAACAACAATGGTGAACCTAAAACAATTTGTGCTATTGATGCAAGCACCACAAGCCTTGCCTTTGCATTATTTAACAATAAAAAACTTACCACAGTTGGAAAAATAAAATTTGAAGGAAATACAAACTATCAAAAAGTGATGGATGCTTGTGCAAAAACAAAAGCATTTTTTGAATACTCTGGTGGTTTTGAAGCAATTGTAATAGAGCATACAGTTTTTATGAATAGCCCAAAAACTGCTGCCGATCTTGCACTTGTTCAAGGAGCATTACTGGGAGCAGCAGGTTTAACTGGAACAAAACAAATAGGAACAGTATCACCAATTACTTGGCAAAATTATTTAGGAAATAAAAGATTAACAAAAGAAGAACAAATAAATATTAGAGCAAAAAATCCAGGTAAGTCAGACTCTTGGTATAAGTCTTATGAAAGACAGATTAGAAAAGAAAGGACTATTAAGTTAATTGAAATCAACTACGATAAAAGTATTGACGATAATGACGTTGCTGATGCTTGTGGTATCGGCCATTGGGCTATTAATAACTGGAATAAAGCAATGAGAGTGGAGGAATAATGCCAGAGTTAAACGCTAACATACCACCAATTGAGTGTTATGTACGTGGTAATTTTTTAAGAGATCAAGAAGATAGCCATAATCAATATTTTCCATGTGTAATTTTTGGTGTATCTAGTATTAAAAGTAGAAGTCCTTTATTTCATTTTTTAATGGAAGATGGAGGGATTTGGTGGAGAATGCCAATCAATGCATTTTGCACAAAGCCAGGAGTTCCTGAAGAGCCAATCTACAACCTTGTGCTTTGGAATTCTTTTAGTCCACATATCACAGTTACAAAATTTGAAAACCTAAGTAATATGCGAATGTCTTACATAGATAGAAATAAAAATAATATTGGCGGAAAATATTTATTTACTTTGGATTGGCACAACCCAGAAAGCAACATTTTAGATGATGGATATTCAGAAAGTCCAGGGCAACATAAATGTGGCCACGTTATTCAAAGAGATGATGGAAATTTTGCGGTACAGCCTAATAACCGCATTAGATTAAAAGAGCCATCATTTGTAACTAAGAAAGATCTAGTAATACAAAGACTTATAAATACAAACAAATGGGATGTTGAGAGTTACGATAAATGGGTTTTAGAAGACTCAAATGCGTATGACTATGATATTTCTGAAACAGAAGTTGACAAATAATCTTATGGCTGCTAAACTATATACAAGCGAGTCTTGGCTCCGTAAAAGGTTTGTTATGGACAAAAAGTCTCCACAGGATATTGCTAAGGAATGCGGAACTAGTGTTGAAACTATCTATGTATACCTTGCAAAATTTGGATTAAGGAAATCAAAAAGATGAAATTAAAACCCGTGTATGATGATGTAAATCATTTTAATTATAATGATTTATATTTACATTCTCTTGGTGCTCCATCTGGAAACGCTATCCTTACAAACTGTTTAGCAATTGCACAAATGTTAATTGAAAAAAACATAGCATATGGCGATTCTGCCCTTGATCCTGTAAGAATTTTTAGCAAGTCAGATCCAGCAGAACAACTTAAAGTTAGAATTGATGACAAACTAAGTCGTCTTATGAAAGGCACAGACTATCCTGGAGACAATGACATTGATGACTTGATAGGATATTTAGTTTTATTAAAAATAGCAAAGGAAAAAAATGTCAACTGAAACAGAATTAATTGAGCATCTTGATGAAGTTAATAAGGTAGTTACAGAATATCTTAAAGGTCAAGATCCAACAAAAATTTCTAAAGAGTTAGACATTCCACGTACTCGTGTTGTTTCATTAATTAATGAGTGGAAAGTTATGGCATCTGCAAATGATGCAATTCGTGCTCGTGCTAAAGAAGCCCTTGCTGGCGCTGACACACACTATACAAAACTTATTACAAAAGCCTATGAAGTAATTGATGAATCAAGTATGACCAATAATCTTAGTGCAAAAACTCAAGCAATTAAATTAGTAATGGATATTGAAAAGTCTAGAATTGAAATGTTACAAAAAGCAGGACTTTTAGAAAATAAAGAACTTGCAGAAGAAATGGTTGAAATTGAAAGACGACAAGAGGTTCTTGTTGAAATCTTAAGAGACATTGCTTCAACCCATCCAGAGGTTCGTGATTTAATTATGAGACGCCTTTCTCAAATTGCTAAAGATGGAGAGGTAATTACAATTGTCCAAGATGTTTAATGATTTTTTAGAAGTTTTAAAAGAAAATCAATTTGACGAAATTCCAGTAGACGCAAAAACATTTGTTGAATCTGCTGATTATCTTGGGCAGCCACAATTGTCTTTAATACAGTATGAAATTGTAGAAGCAATGAGTCAAATTTATCGTAAAGAAGAACTACAAGAAATATTTGGATCAGTTGCTGGTGCTCAATATTTTGATAAATATACTAAAAATGAAATTATTTTGCAACTTGGCAAGGGATCTGGAAAAGACTTTGTATCAACGGTAGCCTGTGCATACATAGTATATAAACTGCTATGCCTTAAAGATCCTGCTAGGTATTATGGAAAACCAAGCGGGGATGCAATTGATATCATAAACGTAGCCATTAACGCACAACAAGCAAAGAATGTATTTTTTAAAGGATTTAAAACTAAAATAGAAAAATCACCATGGTTTGCAGGAAAGTACAATGCAAAAGCCGACAGTATTGAGTTTGATAAATCAATTACTGTTTACTCTGGACACTCAGAAAGAGAATCGCATGAAGGTTTAAACTTATTACTTGCAGTTCTTGATGAAATTTCTGGTTTTGCATCTGAAGTTGGAACTGGAAATGAGCAAGGTAAAACTGCAGAAAATATTTATAAGGCATTTCGTGGATCTGTAGATTCTCGTTTTCCAGATTTAGGCAAAGTAGTATTACTTTCATTCCCTCGTTATCAAGGTGACTTTATTTCTAAAAGATATGAAGATGTTATTGCAGAAAAAGAAACTATTGAAAAGAAACATATCTTTATTATGAATGAAGATTTACCACACAATGATCCGAATAATCAATTTGAAATTGCATGGGAAGAAGATACAATTATTTCTTACAAAGTTCCAAAAGTTTTAGCACTTAAAAAAACAACATGGGATGTAAACCCTACTAGAAAAATAGATGATTTTAAATTAGCATTTTACACGGACCTTGGTGATGCAATGATGCGCTTTGCATGCACGCCAACATTTGCATCAGATGCATTTTTTAAACAAAAAGATAAGTTAGAAAAATGTATGACATTAAGAAATCCAGTTGATAACTTTAGAAGATTTGATGAATCATTTAAACCTGATCCAGAAAAAATATATTACATTCATGCTGACCTTGCACAAAAACATGACAAGTGTGCTGTAGCAATTGCTCATGTAGATAAATGGGTAAATATTCAGGTTATTAAAGACTATGAACAAGTAGCACCAATGGTTATAGTTGATGCAGTTGCTTGGTGGGAACCAAAAGCAGAGGGTCCAGTTAATTTATCAGAAGTAAAACAATGGATCATTAACTTACGCAGACAAGGATTTAATATTGGAGTTGTTTCATTTGACCGTTGGCAATCATTTGATATTCAACAGGAATTAAAAGCGGTAGGCATAAAGACCGATACCGTCTCTGTTGCTAAAAAACATTACGAAGATCTAGCAATGATGATATACGAAGAAAGAGTTGCGATACCT